TGAAACCAATATAGATGTTATTGATGAAATAGAAAATCAATATACATTTGCTAAGAATAGTGGGCATACAAATAGTGCCATTAAAGCACTTGAACTTCTTTCCAGAATACGAGGAGCTAAAAGTGGTAAAGATTCTGATATATCAAAAGAGGGATTAGAAACATCTATCATCGAAGCTCTACAAGTACTAGGTAAAGATAAAGTTAATAAACTTATTAATAAATGTAATTTTAAATAAGGAGAAATAAATGAAAATTATACTAACTTTAATAGCAAGTCTATTTTTAATTGCTGCTTGTGATGCAGATAAAGAAGCAGAAGCACATGGAATTAGTATGGAAGACATAGGTACAGGAGGTGTACTTATAGAATGTACTCGTAGTTTTTAACTCCTATCCCTGTTAATCAGGTCAAAGAGTGTTTTGATTTTATCTTTTATAATTTGAATATCAGAATGCATCCTTGCTAGCACAACGATAAGGGTAGTAAATGCAAGAAAGATGGGCCAAGATGTTCGTACAAACTCCATCCAATCCATTTATTACTCCTTATCTTTGTGTTATTTATAACTCCATATAGTTGGAGCTTGATAGTTATCCATATCTAAGTGGACATATCTATCTTCCTTTGAACCATGCTGCTTTATACCTATACCTTTAAAGCCATGTTCAGTTGCTAACCTAATTATATTGTATGCTTTTTTACCATGACATGCAACGTCTACTGCTTTACCTTGTAGATGGGGGGAGTCTCTATTACCTCCTAGAACATCATTATAGGCCATATGTCTATAGCCTGATATTATGTGCATGTGCTGATCTAGCTCTCTGCGAAGAGCTACGAGTCTTTTCATAAACTCTTCATCCATATTTACTTCACTTGTTCCCTTACATCTTAAATCGTCTTCTGAGAAAAACTCCCATCTCTTCTTCATTGTAACTCCTTATATGGGTCGTGGATTATATGGGTATGGATTACGTTGTATCATACCACCTGTATGATGTCCTCTGGCAAATAAAGCTGCTTCTTCTCCTCGTCTTGTTACTAGCCCCTCTAGTACAGCCTTATCTCCATCTTCATTAGCACCTTTTGTAAATCCTTGTTCAGCATCAAATAGTTCAAATGCAAATCTTTTTTTATCTCCAGCTTGTAATGCTTCCATTGCATTTATACCTTGGTTAGTAATTTTTGTATACCCTACATTTTGTAGAATTGGAATTAAACCTTCTATTTCATTATGAGTAAATCTCATTCCTTTTGGAAGTTTTGCCTCTAATTTTCTTACATCCTCTAAGGCTACTTCTATTTGATTATCGAAGTTAGCTTCTGCCCATTCAGGAGTTCGTTCAATATCTTTACTATCAGAATCTATAAGTTGTCCATAACCTACTGTCCAATTCCCACCACTATCTTGATAAGGAATAAGATGTGGATCACCTGACTGATCAACTGATTCCCACTTACGTATTAAAGAAGAAGCAGCAGGGTACTGATCTGATAACCTACTAGGAGTAGGTTCTTCCATAGGTAGTGGATCAACCATTACTTATCCATCCTCATGTAGTCATCTATCTTATCTTCAAGCCTATCGAACCTTGCCATAATCTGGTGTAGGTCATCTTTAACTTCTTGTTTGGTTGCATAGGTCAGAGCTATGTGCTCCCTATTAGTCAACCCTTCCTCACGTATCTTTGTAATGGATGCTGAAGTGGTACGTATCCACCACAGAAATCCACCAATAGCCATCGTGAGAATGGCATTCCAGATCATAGTCATGTCTTGCATAGGTAGCTCCTACTTGTTAGTTATTTTTTTACCTGAAACTGCTCGTTGATATTTACGTATTTGTTCCATAGGTATAGGTACACCTGTTGAAAGTCTTGCACGTTGATGTGCTCCCGTAGTAGGTGTAAACGGATAGAATACATTTCGTCTTGTTCGATCCATATATGGAATTAAATTAGGATTAAGTTCTAATGCAAAGTTTTTCGTAATACCTTTACGAATTAAGGCATCCCTATTACCTTCTGTTAAGTGAGCATCCTTTAATAAGTCATCATATATTTCTGTATAACTATTAAGTTCTTGATACTGTTCTAGTTGCTTCATAACATTTTTTCTATATATATCAAATATTTTTTCTTGAGACATTCCTATTGGATCAGAAATTTCTTTAGTAAATTCACCAGCAGTATTATCTATATTCTTAATAAGAGGTAATAGATGTCTTCTCATGCCAGCCGATATATCTAGTCGTTGAGGTCGTATACCTACCCATCTTAGTAAAGCACCACTCTGCCCTTTTCCCTCTTCTCCAAGAGCATCAAAAAATTCTCTATGAGGCATCGTATAACCAAACTTACTTTGTGCTCCTTCCGTTACTCCTGCTCCCTTTCTTCTATTATAATCCCATTGTTTCCTTGCCAATGTTAAAGCTCCGGGTTCTAACAGCTCATAGACTTCTTTTGCCATTCTTAAACCAAAGCCGGGTATATCTTTAGATGCTTCTTCTAAGCCCTCTCTTGTACCTGCACCTTGCATGACATTCATCATAGCTTCAGAAGCCATTGAAAGTCCAAGAAATGGTTCTACTATAGTTGCATAACCTGAAAGAAGCATGGCATTTATATCAGGTTGTTCTAAATTCTTTCCAGATTTTACATGAGATACTAACATTCTGGCAGGAGCTTTCAAATAAGAGAAAGGATCTATTGGTCCTAGATTTACAAAGTCTATTCCAAAATGTCCATTCTCATCTGTATTAAGTCCACTTAAAAATATCTTGGCTGTATCTTGTGACCAAGGTGGAGATAGTCTATTTACATTATAAACATCTTCTTGACTTAAACCAGCTACGTTCATTGAATAATTCTGAGCTACATCTCCAGCCATAGAAGCAGCTACTAAACCTCCCATTCTTCTATAGCCCTGATCTCTAATAGCTTCAGCAGCTTTTGGATTTATATCAAATCCTTTTGCCTTTAACTTTTTAGCAGTATTACCTGTAACATCATCGTAGGTATACTTTAGAAGATTTTTACTAACTCGCATCATCTCCGAAGGCCATGCGGCAAAATCACTAAGAGGCCAACGTCTTAGCATCTTAACTGCTTTAGGAACTAGAGCATAGTTGGGCATTAAATCTCGTGTCCTAGCTGCTGCCATTTCTTCCAGAGCATCATCACCTATTCCTAAATTCCACTTCCTCATATCATCCATAGTCTTTTGAAAATGGAGCATTTTAAATAGATCGTCTTCTGCCTGATATACTTCAAATGTTTTTTCAACGAATTTACCGGCTTTAGTTTTACCTAGTTTACCCATAAGAGTACCGGGATCAAAGGTAAAAGCATCACTTGCCATTCTCTTCACTGTTTGAGCTTTAACACTACTATCTATAATACCAAGTTCCTGTAGTCTTCCTACATACTTTCCAAGTTGTTCATCACTATAACCTCTAAGACGGTTACCTACTATAGCAAAAGGATTCTTCTCTCCACCAAAAGCATAGGGTTTATAACCATTGGCTACCATAAGGACAACATTACCCATAATATTACGACCATGAGTAGCAGGAGATAGAACAGTCTTGGCTGTTTGAGAAGCAACCTTTAGCATTAGAAACTTTTGCCATGTAGCATTCATTGGACTTAAATATTCTATACCTTCATTTAAAAATCTAGCATAGCTCTCATTAACAAAGAGATCTTCTAATGGATTTACAACTCGTGGGTCTATTTTCCCTGTATCTGGGTTTACTTTAGTTGGATGAACATTTGATTTTCCAAGAATTTTTTTAAGTCTTTCCTGAGATATATCTTGCAAATTAATAAGTACTTCTTCATTGGTCGTACCTTTAGGTCTACCACTAGCAGCAGTGAGCCTATAACCCTGTCGAGATGGTTTACCTATCACAGCTAAATTATGATTAAGTAAATGCTTTCGTATATCATGCATAAAGTCAGCTTCAGCTTTAGCCACAGATAACTTCTCATATGTTCTGGCAAAGTTTTTATGAGGATCTTTAATTTCCTGCATAAGATCTCTAATTTCCCAAGGAACTTTACCCCTTGCCAAAAATGGTTTATTACTATCTGAAAATGTTTTGGCAAGTAATTTAATACCATTTTTAAAATCCTTCTTGCTTCCCTTTGCTAACATCTGTTTTAATACCCACTCAGCATCTAGATCATTAAGTCCTTGATTTCTCATATAATTCATAGCATTAGCTTTTACTGAATCATTAAGTTCATCCCATCCTTTAAAAGAAGGATCATCAAATAAACGATAAGCTCTATTCATATAGAATCCTAAATTAGAATCTATAGTTACTTTTAAATCTCCCGTTACAAGAGGATTACCATTTTTACCAGTGACAGCTTCAGAAAACTCATCAAGTTTTCCTCTCATAGAACCTAATAAATCTGCTGTCTTACTATAACCTGTAGCTCTAAGAGTATCCATAGCTGCTCTTTGTGCTCGTAAATTATGAGCAGGATTAGAATATGATTCTCCACCTAAAGCTCTATTCATTCTTTTTAATAATTCTTCTTTACCAACAACTCTTTTATTCTTACGTGCTACTGCACTCTCTTCCTTAACAATCCTCTTAAAATCTTGTGCTAAACCATCAGCTTCAGAGATAGCTTTATTAGGAGCAAAGAATCTACGTAACCCCATAGCTAGTACAACATCATCAACTCCATACTTGGATGTTAGCCATTCTCTAGACATCTTAGCTACTTTATCTAGTTTAGTTTTCTCCACTATCGTTTTACTTAATCCTATTCTACGAGCTGCTGAAGCTAACATAGGACCACCTACTATTGCAGCTCCACCTCCTAAAGCAAAAGGAAGTTCTAGTACAGTGTTATTGAGAAAAGCATTTAACTCCTGTACTAACTTTGGATCATTAGGATCTATAGCTAATCCTTGAAACATTTCCATTGTTTCAGGATACTCTTCAATTAGATCTGTTAGCCAATCTTCTTCAGGTCCATTAACAACAGTCATAGCTCCACCAAACCCTATACCTTCTCGTATTAATCCCTTACCTCTTCTTTTCAGTCTTTGTCTTTTAGCCCATGTACCTTTTCCTTTACCAAATAGGTGTGGCTTCAAGACTTGCTCCTGTACTGAACCAAAGAGAGAAGGAGTAAGTCGTTTAGATTTAACAATCTTTTCAGGTTTATCTAATATTCCTAAACGAGAAAGCTGCTTGTTAGACAGTAAAGTTTTAGCCCCTTTATATATTTTCAAACCACCTGTGTAGGGAATTAGAATACTAGCTAATTCTCCAGCAAGAGGTTCGATAAAACCATCTCCATGATAAGGGTCGAATACTTCTGATATAGTTCTTTTAACACCTTCTGGAAGATTTTTATCAAAGAATTTTTCAGCAGCTTCTTCTACTGACTTGGGAGCTAATATCCTTGCTACACCCTCAACAGTTTCACCAATGGCTCGGCCAGTTAGACGACCTAACATGAATCCCGGTCTATCTAACTCATAGCCAGTATCTTTAAATTCTTTCCATGCTCCTTGGAATTCTTCAAGATCTACACCTTTATCTTGTAAAAAACTTTCTACTTGATTGGAAGATATACCACCTTCTTTAGCAGCTATATCATCTAATCCTTTACGAAGGTCATGAAACTCAGCAGTTTTGGGTGTCAAAGCCATTAATTATTTCCTTATTCCATATTTTCTAATTCAGCTACTAATCTTTCCAATCGTTTACGGTGGGCTTGACTTTTATTTAATCTCCCCCCACCTAGTTCAATTTGTTTAGTAAGCTCTTCTATTTCATCTTGTAGTTCTTTCTTTCTGAGTGCCTTTCCTTCAGGTGTTTGCTGATATAATTCTTCTCTCTCAGCTATTAATCTATTTTTTTCCATTGATGGTCCACGTACACGACCTGTAGATAAAGCAGCTATCTGTTTATCTAGTTCTGTCAGTTGTACAGAAAGATCTGGTGGTGGTACTTCTGGTGGTACTTCTTCTCCATCTTCAGGGAAATTTTGATCTGCTTGAGCTGCTGTACCTTCAATAGCAGTAGCCAAATCTACTGGTGTGTTTGGATTAATTACTACCTTTGGTTCACCACCTCCCTCATATATCTTTTTTATCTCTCCTTCAAAAATTTCTTGAATTCCTTCAGCTCCGGGTTGTCTAGGCATATCTCTTATTATATCTCTAGTATTTTGTCTAGCTGTAGTAAGAATGTTTCCTAGAGTTCTTGCTTCATCTCCACCCGTGTCACTAGGCTTATAACCTAATTGGTGTGTAAGATAAGTTGCTCCCTCAGTCATATCAATAGCACCCATAGGCTCATGTAGACTTTCTAAAAGTGTAGCTAGTTGTAGATCAAGAGCTGTTCTTGACTCTTCATCTTTAGCTGCATCTCTTGCAAGTGAATATTCTTGCAGCAAGTTTGTAACTTCAGTCTTATCTGCTTCATCTAAAGCATCATAATAACCTTCCATGCCGGAAGCAGCAATTGGAAGACCAGTTTTAAAGCCTTCACCTACGGCAGCAGCATATCCTTTTTGTGGATCAGCTCCCATAATACCTGCACCACCTGCAATTAAAGATGCATATAGAGCTTGCATTCTTCTTTTATCTGCTCTCTCTAATCTTTCTTCTCTTGTAGGTAACTCACCTAAAGAAGTTTTAACTCTACCTGTTATCTCAGCAAGATCGGCTGCTGATTGACTTTCTTGGTCTTGTCTTCTAGTAAGATAATCAAGTAGTCTATCTCTACTACTACCTTCAACGGTAGTATCTTCTGTACCCCCTGCCAAAGAAACAAGACCACCTCCACTTCTAACAGGTACGTATGGTGGAGCACCTGCCATACCTAAGTTTGTCTGTGCTCCTCCTGCTCCCAGATTAACTCCTTGTACATTAGGAACCATCTGTTGAACATCTCTATCTATTTTATTTTTAAATTGTGGATTACTCTCATACATCTTCATAAGGTGAGGAACCATCTTCTGTGCTCCTAGTGGTACTTGAGGTACACCTCCAGTTGTAGGTGCCGTTGGTACTCCACCACCTTGCAGAGCAATAAGACCACCTTCATTACGAGCTGCGTTATAACCTGTATGTTTTACAAATTGTGGACTTCCTATTGGCCCTACATTTACAGTTTCACCTCTATTCTCTTGGGCATGTCTACGTAGTAGTTCCATTATTTCTGGAGATAGTCCTCTTCCACTAGGGCTGGCACCTGCTTGAGGTTGAGCTGTTCCTGATCTTTTAAATAGTCCTCCTCCTAATCTTTCTACTGCTCCACCATCTTCCAGAGAAACTAGACCACCACCTTGACGGCCTACCATTCCACCTTCTTGTTTACCAGCTCCACCACCAAATCC